CAAGGTAGACACCTACGACTTCCACGCCCCTCAACCTGCTCACCTGTACGACCCTAGGTCTATCGGTGTGATCACTATTTTCCGGTACGGCCGCAATGCCGCCGAAGACGGCCTCAAGCGCATCGGTACTGACTTCAAGATTCGCTTCGAGCGGGCCCAGACCGACGAAGCCGTCAAGGTGGCCAAGAAGACCGTCAAGGCCCTCAACGCCGGCACCCTCGATGTTGACTCTCCTGTGATCAGCATCTCCAACGGCCGCCCCCGTGGTCGCCAGAAGGTTGCGGCCTGATTCCGTTCACCAAATTCTTGAGGAGGCTTCGGCTTCCCCTATTGCACCTCCTCCCATGGCAACCTACGAAGAAATAGCCGAACTGGCATCCGACATCAACACCAAACTTGACACCAAGATCCAGCCGGATACCCTGGTCTACCTGATTGAGACCTTCATCGAGGACGAGGAGACTCCCTTCACCGAGGTCCCGATTGGCGAGATTGCTGAGCAGGTTCACGGCTTCATCCTCCTGGCAGACGCCTTCCTCATCGCTCAAGACGGCGAAGACATCGAGACGCTCGAGGGCGAGGTGGCCCAGACCGCCGAAACACTGGGGGTTGCGGAATGAGCTTCCCTGGACCCGCATTTTACGAGACTGGTCTCCATCAGGACTCACTGATCGCCCGCTACTGGGACGATACCCTCGACGGTGATTGCACCGATGCCGAGGATGTGGCCACGTTCCTGGAACCCTTCTCCTTCACAGAACAACTTCAATCGTCATGAGCAACAAGGATCTCCACATCATCACCACCAAGCTCGAGGGCTTCATCTCCCTCAAGCCTTCTGGTAAGTTCAACAACTGCCGCATCGGTTTCAACCTTTCCGACGAGGAGTTTGCAACCTTTGAGGCTGAATACGCAAAAGCCCTAGAGTGGGGCGCCACCAAGCTGGCCGGCAAGGGCCGCATCGGTCACGATCCTCAACCTTGGGGTGAGGATGGCTGCATCAAGTACAGCTACGGCAACCCCGATCCCGGCCCTGACGACAGCAAGAAGCCTGACTTCCTGTGGGTCCATGGTCCGGACAATCTCCCCTTCGACCTGACCGAGACGGTACGCGAAGGCACCAAGGTGCAGCTGGCCGTCCGCTTGAAGCCATACGTCTTCGGCACCAAATGCGGCCTATCCCTACGGGTGGTCGCCGGCAAGATCCTTTCGGTGGTCTCCCAAGGTCAGGCTCCTGAGCCCGTCTCTGCTGAGGAAGCTGCGGATCTATTCGGTGCTGGCCCTGTGGCTGCCGCCGAAGAGGACGACGACATTCCGTTCTGATGGCCTCGCACCGCTTCCGCTCAAAGCTCGAGTCAGCAGTCTGGGGCAAGATCGAGGCGGTGCAACCGGACGCTCAGTTCGAAAGCCTGAAGCTTCCCTACACCCTGACCCATACCTATACCCCAGACATCATCCTGCCTAACGGGGTGATCCTGGAGGTGAAGGGGCGGTTCATCGTTAAGGGCCACGACTGTCGGCCTAAGATGCTGGCAGTCAAGCAGGCCTACCCGGATCTCGACATCCGCTTCGTCCTGCAAAGCCCGGGCATTCCCGCCGCGCCTCGATCCAAGACAAACCACGGGGAGTGGTGCGACAAGCACGGCTTCCCCTGGTGTCACTACCTCTCCATCCCACCTGAATGGCTCCGATAAACCACAACGATCAGGACTCGGAGTTCGTCCGACACATCCCCTGCCCCACTTGCGGGTCATCGGATGCCAATTCCCTCTACACTGATGGTCATGAGCATTGTTTCGTCTGTGAAAGACACACAGGCCCTGACGGAGAGGTCTGCGGAGGAGCAACACAGGCTCCTGCAGTCGATCTTCCAGGGGAGGTCACTGCTCTCCGTTCCCGTGGGCTCTCTGCGGAGACCTGCCGTAAGTTCGGCGTCCGCCTCGACGTCGCCAAGAAACGCATCATCCTCCCCTACCACGACGAATCCGGCCGACTCGTAGCCTACAAGTCCAAATACCAAGACAAGACCCACCCGGTTACCGGTGACCTCCCTGGCACCCTCTTCGGCCAGCACCTCTTCGGAGGAGGCAAGTCGATCGTGATCACCGAAGGCGAGCTGGATGCCCTAGCCGTCTGGCAGTGCCGACCCAACTGGCCTGTCGTATCGGTCCCCCTGGGAGCCAAGGCTGCCAAGAAGGCAATCAAGGTCAACCTCAAGTACCTCCTCAACTTCGAGGAGATCATCCTGTTCTTCGATAACGACGAGGCCGGACAAGTAGCAGCGCAAGAATGCGCCCCCCTGCTGCCCGGTGCTCGGACGTTTATCGCCACCGCGGCGCCCCTCAAGGACGCCAACGAAGCCCTCCTATCCGCTCCTGAGCATGTTCGTCAAGCCATCTGGAACAAGAAACCCTGGCGTCCTGCGGCCGTTGTGTCCGGTGAATCACTCTTTGCGCTCGTTTCTGCCCCACTTCGTGGTCGGGATGCTCTGTGGCCTTACAGCGATCTCAATGACCTTACCGGCGGTCTCCGACGTGGCGAGCTCGTTACTCTTACGGCCGGAACCGGCGTCGGCAAATCAACGTTCTGCGGTGAAGTAGCCCAGCACCTTGTCCAGCAGGGCGAGAAGATCGGCTATGTGGCCCTCGAGGAATCACTCCAACGGTGTGCCCTCAGGCTCATGACCGTGGAGGCAAACAGGCCTCTTCACATAGACAACAGCATCCCCGCTGAAGATCTCCGAAAGGCCTTCGACAACTCCGTTGGCTCTGGTCGGGTGGTCTTCAACTCAGGCTTCCGGGCTGTTGACCCTGTGGAACTCCTGAACGAGCTCCGTTTCATGGTCATGGCTGAGGAGTGCCACTGGCTCTTTGTTGACCACCTTTCGATCCTGGTATCAGGCAACGACGACGGCGACGAGCGCAAGCTGATCGACGTCACCATGACCCGCCTCAGGCAGTTCGTGGAGGAGACCAACTGCGGCATGTTCCTGATCAGCCACCTCACCGGTGTCCAGGGCGGCGGCAAGTCCCACGAGAGTGGTGGTCGAGCCCACCTCAACCAGCTTCGCGGCAGCAGGTCCATTGGCCAGCTCTCCGATTGCGTCATCGCCCTAGAGCGAGACCTCGAGGAGGGTGAGAATGGAACAACTGTCCGGGTCCTTAAGTCCCGGCACAACGGACGCACCGGCCCTGCTGGGAAAGTCTGCTACAATTCAGAGACCGGAAGGATGCTCGAAGATCTCTCCGGGTACTTCCCACCATCTGAGGAGGAATCCCCATTTTGACATCAGCAGCACAAGAACTACAGAACTTTCTGGCTGACAAGCCTGAGGTGATCTGCCTGACCTTTGCCCGGGACATCAACTACAGGGAGGGGCCCTACAGCACAGGAACCCTTGAGGAGATCCTGCCTCTCCTGTGCTTTGACTACGACTCAGGCTTCGGCAGCCAGAATCTCTATGGCACCATCTGGTTTGCCGATGGATCCTGGGCCACCAGGGGTGAATACGACGGATCTGAGTGGTGGGATCATCATACTCCTCCGGCTTTCCCTCAGAGGTTCCAATGAGACTTGCCTTCGACCTAGAAACCAACGGCTTCATGCGGCAGGGGTTCGACACGATCCACTGCCTCGTAACCCGTGACCTAGACACCAACGAGGTCCATGTCTACAACGACCAGGGCACACACGAGTCGATCTCGACCGGCGTAAGCTACCTGGCTGAAGCTGACCTTCTGGTTGGCCACAACATCATCGGCTACGACATCGAGGTGCTCCACGAGATGTTCCCCTGGTTCGACGCCAAGGAGATCGAACTCTGCGACACCCTGATCCTTTCCCGGCAGTTCTTCCCCCACGTCCTTGGGATCGACTACAAGATCCGCAAAAAGGGAATGCCCCTTAAACTCTACGGCCGCCATAGCCTGGAGGCCTGGGGTTGGCGCCTCGACTACCACAAAGGCGACTACAAGGATCATGCCGACTGGTCTGTTTGGTCACAGGAAATGCAGGATTACTGCGTCCGAGACGTGGAGGTCACAAGCCTCCTCTGGAAACGCCTCCAACCCAAAGCCGAAGCCTTCGCTCGTTCGGTCAAGATGGAGCACGACTGTGCCCGCATCATGGCTGTTCAGGAACGCTACGGCTGGCCATTCGACGTCAAGGCAGGAGAACAGCTAGAAAGCGTTCTCCGCTCTGAGTCTGAGGAACTGGCCGCCCAACTCCGTGATGCTTTCCCCTATGTGGCCGGCAAGCCCATGACTCCCAAGCGGAACAACCGCACCCTGGGGTACGTCGAGGGAGCGCCCTTCACCAAGCTGACTGACTTCAACCCGACCAGTCGTGACCACATTGCCTGGGTCTTCCAAACCTGGCGCGACTGGCAACCCGAAGAGTTTACCGACACCGGCAAGCCCAAGATCGACGAGTCGGTCCTCCTGGCCCTGGTCGCCCCCGAAGCGCCCGCCTTTGCCAGGATGCTCGAGCTTCAGAAGGGCCTCGGTCAGCTCTCGGAGGGCAAGAACTCCTGGCTCAAGTCGGTCACCAGGGAGGGCCGGATCCACCACTCCTGCTCCCTCGCCACCAACACCGGACGCAATGCTCATCGTTCCCCCAACCTTGGTCAGGTATCCTCTGACCCTCGCTGTCGTGCTCTATTCGGGCCTGGCAGCGGTTTTGTGGAAGTGGGCGCTGATGCTTCGGGGCTTGAACTTAGGATGCTTGGCCACTACCTCGCCTTCTTCGACTCGGGCCGCTTCGCTGACATCGTCGTCAACGGCGACATTCACCAGATCAACGCCGACGGGGTCACCAAGGCCCTAGGCATCGAGATCACCCGCAAGGCCGTCAAAACAATCACCTACGCCTTCCTCTACGGGGCAGGCGACGAGAAACTCGGCCGCACCGTCAACCCTCTCCTGAAGGGCCGGCAGGCCTCTGCCTTAGGCAAGGAGGTCCGGGTGGCCTTCGTGGCCGCCATCCCTGGCCTTGGGCCCCTCCTGGAGTCCGTCAAGGCTCGCTCCAAGGACGGCACCCTTAAGGCCCTCGACGGCCGGATCCTCTACCTCCAGGGCAAGCAACACGCCGCTCTCAACTACCTGCTCCAGTCTGCCGGCGCCATCGTCTGTAAGAACTGGGTGGTGGAGAGCTACCGGAACATTGATGGCGAGCTGCGACTCGGCATCGACTATACTCCTCTCGGCTTCATCCACGATGAAATCCAGGTGGCCGTTTCTCCTGTGGAGGTGGACACCGTCGAGCGGATCCTCACCGAGTCGATCGTCACGGTCGGCAAATCCTTCAAACTCAACGTGCCCCTGGCCTCCGAGGCCAAGCACGGTCCCAACTGGGCAGATTGCCACTAACAAGAACAATGATTGGAACCGAACTGCTTACTAGACTTCAACAGCTCACACCTGAAGAGCTTCTCCTTCCTGTAAGAGTCTGCGCCGATCATGGTGAATTTGCCATGGTCGCCTCTGGCGTGGGGGTGGAGCTCCTGGTAAAGGAAGAGTACATGGCCAGCCTGGTACACCCAGACGACGCTGATGGTACCCAACCCCAATGTATCCTGATCGAAGCAGCATGACCAAACGCCCAGACCTACTTCTCATCGACGCCGACACCCCGGCCTACACCGCCTGCCAATCCTCCGAAGTGGAGGTCGAGCATGGTGATTGGCACATGGTCGCGTCGGACTTCAAACAGGCCAAGCGCCGCTTTGTTGACACCCTGGATCTCTGGAAGAAGCACTTCCAGTGTGATGCTGTTGAGCTGTTCTTCACCGGCCGGAACAACTTCCGTAAAACCGTCGACCCTGAATACAAGGGCCACCGCCTCAAGCGTAAGCCCCTAGGCTTCCACCGCCTGGTCAAGTGGGCCTGCAGTGAGTATCCTGCTCAGCTGGAAGAAGGCCTCGAGGCCGACGACCTCCTGGGGATGCGCTGCCACCAGACCGAGATTAACATCGTGCTCATCTCCGCTGACAAGGATCTTCGCCAGATCCAGTGCCGCCAGTGGAACGGAT